GTGGTAAGAACATCCTTAGCTACCATTTGACCTTGTATCATATCTTGATACTTACTTCTTTTTGATTGAGACATAGCGTCTTCAGCATATGCACTAACCTTAAACATTCGGTCCTGCATACCATTAACAACAATATCAACAAACTTTGGTAAAATAGGAACAGGAGTCCAATCAAGGTTTAAGTAAGAAAGGTCACCATCTACTGCAAGCTCATTTTTATACTTGCCAATTGATTGCTCTCCACGAGCATATAATCGTAACCTATGAAAATCTCTAAATTGGTCGTAATACCTACAAGACCCACCATCTCTTTTAAACCACTCGTATTGAATAGCCTGACCTATTTGAAGCCCAAACTCTTTTGTAGCTTTTTCAGAATCAGAAACAAATTGACTTGGAAATCCTGAAGGTGATATGTTAACATTTACCTCTTCCATTTATTATATTAATTCACTTATTGAACCTTTGTTGTTGTATCTTGCAAAGGTAACACTTATTTTTGACTGTTTTTGTTCGGGTTGATATAACTGCTTCTGATTAGCCATAATAGCTAAACCTGAACTTATAGAGGCATCAAACTTTGTTCTATTTGTAATATCAAATTTTGCCCAATCCTCTAATGTTCTCATAAATGGCATACTACCCATATCATCAGCGTCTCTATATGTACCACTTAAATCAATACCTACATATTTTTCTATATAAGACTCTATAGCTGCAGCATGAGCTTGCTTTACATCTTCAGATGAGTTAGGTATACCGCCTAACTCTTTTTCTGTCTTAGACAGCTTATTATACACTTTATCAGGTCTATTCATAGAATAACCTCTATAACCTCTATTTTTAAAATGATAAAGTAATCTAGGTTTATTATTTTCACAAAGAAGAGGCATTCCATAAAACACACAAGCCATAAGAACATCTTCAAAAAATATTTCTGCTGTCTGAGGTCTTGCTATATATTCTAAAAAAAACTCGTTACTAGGAGCTTCATCCATATTAAATTTTGTCAGACCATGAAGTGCACCATTAGAACCTTTACCTCCTACAGTCCCTGATATATCATAAGAGTCACAACCAAAAGAACCTATATGTTCATTTGCCGGGTACTTCATACCTCTTTTATAAATAAACTTATTTTGTAAATTTTTGTTTGGCATCCAACTAATTAAAAACCTACCTCTTTTATCAGGACTAAAAATAACTTCAGTATCTTTTTGTCCATTCTTCCAATGAAAAGAACCTCTTGTAACATGACGCTCTAATATTAAAGAGTCATTGTAATCTATTTGTTGATATAACTTTGTTAAGTTAAATAATGCTTGTTTACTTTCATCTCTAAATGCGTGAGACTCTGTTCTAGGAAACTGTCTATAAAATTCATTTAAAGCATCAGCATCGTTTTTTAACGACTCTACTTCAGCCTCCCAATAGTCAACAGCTCCATTATCAATCATTTCATTATCTACACCTAACAAAGGTTTAGATGGTCTTTTAAATACAGGTAACCCATATCTATCAATAAATCCTTCCATATTCCATTCCATAGGAATAAACAAGGCATACATACCACTTTTAGTTTGACCGTTAGAGTTTCTTTCTAAAACATTTGAGTCTTCGTATAGTTTTTTAAAATTACTACCACCTTTACTTAATGCGTTAGAGGTAGACCCCATCATACACTTACCTATAATCTTACTACCTAATCTTAAACAAGTTTTAGTAACCCTCCAATTGTTTAATATATTATTAGGCTTTATCCATTTACCACTTTCATCGTGAACTAATAATAAAAGTTTTTCACCATCATAAGAGTTGTCATCTGTGTTTTTCCAATCTATTGTAGTATCAAGACCTTCAAGTTCTTCCGATTCATTTTCATACATATTCTTTTTTGTAATCTTGGATGCAGGAATCCTAAAAGCTAATTCAGTTTTAGGTTTATCCATACCATCCATAATAGGTTTAAAAAAGAAAGGTAGCCTACTATTTATAGGAACTACTTTATCTGTAAACATTTTCTTAGCATCACTACCTGTTTTAGATAGTATACCTACTCTTGAGTCACGTGCTAATGTACCTGTATTAACTGCTTCTGATGAACCCATAAAAGAAAAACCTGAACGTCTTATCTTTAAGTAGGTCATTCCAAAAGACCTTTTATCAGCTTTACAAGCTTCCCAAAAAATAAAAAAGATTCTATTAGCTTCACGGTAGTCAGGATAACCAACATCAATTGAAGTCCATTGAAGATACATATAATGAGAGCCGGTTATATAAACAGGGTCACCACAGTTCATAAACCAATAACCATCTTCTCTTTTATCAAATTCATTTTCAACATAATCAACCCACCTATCTTTAAACGAAGAAGGCATCTCATTCCATTGAAATATTGAATTTATTTTATTAAGTTCTTTTGGATAAATTTTTCTTTCCCAATACTGTTCTTTTCTTATATCACTACGTTTATAAATATTTTTGGGTTTTAATGGTAGCCCTATTTTTAAACCTGATATTTCTACAATTTCACCTACTTGACCGGTTTTAGATATGTTAACAAAGTCATACTCCTGATTGTATCCATAAAGCCAACTCTTATTATTGTTTTTTTTAGTAAGAGGTCTATTTGGTATATATTCAGGTATTACCCTATAAAGTTTATTTTGACCTTCGTTCTGCAAATCCTTGTTTAGTATCTGTTTTATTTCGACCTTTTGATTCTATTAAAAGATTTTCTTCTTCTAAATCAATACGCTTTAATATTTCAAAAGCATCAAATATTGCAAGTTTTTTTGTTGCTGCAGCATTTTTTAATCTGTCTGCTGCTAACTCATCTTCAGGGTCAGGCTTTATAATTTCTTCTTTAGCTACCTTTATAAGTTGAGATACAGCTCTACGACCTGCTTTTATTATTTCTTCTCTTAATTCTTTAGATGAACTCATGACATTTTAATTGTTATATTACTGTCATACATTCTATATAAAATTTGACCATCTACATAAAACTCATATTCACTATCAGGTTCAAACATTACTGTATCACCTGACTTTATTCCTTGAGATTTTAAATAATCATTAGGATAAACTATTTTTCCTGTTAAAGGTTCGTATTTACCTCGTTTAGAAAGAAAACTTTCTTTTTTTTCAATAGGTTTTACAAAACAATATTTATCAAAAGTAATCCAATCATCATCTTTTTTGTATAAAAAAAATTGACCCTCATCTATAAAAAATAAATTATCTTTAAAATAACTTTTACCACTTTGTCTTTTTCCTTTCATATCATTATAAAATTTAAAAACATTGTGGTGAACTAAAAGAATATCTCCTTTACTAATAGGTCCTGAATAATCTATTGGAGTTTCTACTACAAGAGCTTCTCTATTAG